GATATAAAATATCCTAGCATTACTAGATTCATAACTAAATCGTCATGATTTCCTGGAGAGGCTTCGTATGATACACCTTTTGCTACAAACGTAGATATTTCTAATATAGTGTCATCATCACATACTTCTAATTTATTATTTTCTAATATATCTTTAAAAGCTGAACAACCAAGTCTTTTAACTTTACGAGTCATTTCAATACCAAGGGCATTTGCTTTGATAGCAGACTCAACATGCATATTCTCATATTCTAAATCATTATAGAGACCATTTGTCACAAGAGATCCCTGATCATTTGACTCAATAACTACATAAGCTCTATTATAAGAAACTGCCCACTTATATATAATATTAGGGAAGAGTAATGGAGAGATAAGGTTATTGCGATAAACAGCAACCTGTTTAAAAGGCCTAGCGCTAATATCGATCACATTAAAAGTAGAGTAATCCTGTCCTCTTCCTTTCGATACGTCGACTAACATGACGTACTCGTGTTCTTTTTGTGTTTCTTCGTAGATCTTAAGGTCTCCGCCTTCAAGATAACGTAGAGGATTTTTCGCCCGAAGCTTTAATAATGTTTCGGCGTTAATTAGTGTATCACCAGTACCAAAAAATGTATTTCCAAACTCTTGATCAAATTGTAGCTGAGACGTATTCGCTATTGTCTGGATTTTCCAGTTCTCGTCACGTCCAGGTACGTCCCACCAATCAACACGAAAAGGTTTAAACTCATTTATTCCTTGAGCAGCTCCTTCCCATATTTTATGAAATACATTACCAATACCGTTCGCAGTAGATGTAATAATAATTTTAGTATTTGTACCAGATGAGATAACCGGATATGTCGACGTATAAAACTCAGCAGCATTTTCCACAAATGCAAACTCGTCTAAATACAATAACGACACAGACATACCTCGAATCGAAGAGCCTGACGTTGCAGCCGCAACAATCCGTGAATTATTTGAAAACTCGATCGAACCCTTATTCAAAGCCTTACAACCGGGCTGTAAGAAAAAAGGTAGATTTTCTAGCATAAGTGTAATACGACCCAGCATTTCACGGGCCGTAGCACCTTTATTTGCCATAACAGCAATAGTTTTTTCTGTATGGAATAAAGCATACCATAATAGATATGCTACTGAAGATATAGATTTACCAGACTGTCGACATGCTAATACTATATTAAAACGATTTGCATCAAACGCTTCAAACATTTTCTCTTGATAAGGATATAATTCAAAAGGAACTAAACCTTCGTCAAGAGAAATAATCTTACAATATGTTGTGGCAAAATAGGAAGGGTCTTTCATGCAACGAGCGTACTCTCGGACTTCATCATTTGTCCATTGAGTGACAATACCGTCTCGTTTTACATTAGGATTTCCGAGATATGTATCATTCTTTTGGAGTAACATCAATCATTTCATCTTGTAACATACGTTGTAAATCTGCGGTAGATCCAACAAAAACATTATTGGTTGTTTGCCCTTGAGGCAAAGCCTTTTGTTCTTTTTGTTCAAAGTCTTTTTTCTTCTTATGCATATCCATAAGATTGCCGTTAATATCTGATATGTTTTTCATCATATTAGATAAAACTTCAAAAGCACGAGGATGTTCGGTCGCCCTTGCAACCTCCATCATTTCTTCCATTGACTCAGATCCTTTTGCCAACAGATCATGATATACCTGTCTAGCATACTCAAAGTCATTTGCTGCTGTATTTGAATCCATCATAATGCACTATCAATTCCTAATATATTTGTGTTAAATCCAAAGTCACTATCCGGACTTGCATTAGCCGGATTAGGTGTTACTGTTATTCTTTCTAACGGAATGTCTGAATCATTTAGACCAGCACCTTGATTCAATACATCTGTAATAGCAGAACGTATGATACCGCTAGTTGTTACTGGTCCGTGGAAGATAACATGCATGTCAAAATCCATAGTATAAATGATGGTACGACGTGATTCCATATTACCTTCGTATTCATCATTTAGTACTACGCCAGTTAAAATAATAGGCACGTCCTCTTTTATATTATCAAAATCATCAAATGGCTGAATTGTTAATGTATATTGTGGATTAAAATATGGTATAACTTGTTCTACAATTTGTAATGCATCATCTTGATTTTTTGCATATGCACTCAACTGAAAACTAACAATGTAAGGAACACCTTGTTGTATTTTATTTCTAGACAAAATAGAACCGGGTACTGGTTGAATTGTTTTATTTACTTTTGGTAGTTGTCTTGCTGGATCATATGATATATTTGTAATTTCAAAAGAAAGCCTAGGAAGTTTAATAGAAACTTTAGTGTCGGTTTGAAGATCAGGAAATTCTCTGATTCTATCTAAAAACTTTGCTCTTGGTCCGTATGATAATGGTACTTTTACTGTACTAATAACTCCACCACTTGAATCTTTACGAAGAACATATATGTCATTAAACATAGCACCGAATGTTGCTACTGCTTTCCTTATACGTTGATGATAATAATAATTGCCAAACATTACTCAGGATCTCCAAATGGATTTGTTTCACTAAAGTCAATAAAATCTAATCCGTCAAAATCATTATTTTGCTCATTTGCGCTTAGTTGATTATCTTCGGTGAACGATGAAACTGTACCGCTAGCATTTGATTCTTGCCCGGTAATTACTCTACCAGTTGACGGTAAATGAAACTTACCATCATTTCCACCTAAATGTATAACAGAAAGAGTATTTGTATCTGATACCCATTTAGATACTTCGGCTCCTAAGATCGTGCCATCCAATAAGATTTGTTCAACTCTTTCTCCTATTTCAAAATCACCTGTTATTCCAGATAAAATCATATCGAACTCATATGCATTGCTTTGTTCTATTCCATCAATCGACGCAACATCAGTATCAAGATCTTCGCCAGAATATTCAAATAGCTGACAACGCATCTTAAATGTTGGTAGATTAGATAACTGATAGAATGGCTGTTCATGCTCTACATGCATAACTTCAAATAAAGAGTTAGACAGTGGAAGGAATATTAGATCTCCCTCTCTTGGTCTTTCGCCTTCTATTTGGTTATCAACGCGACCAACCGTAGTATTCCAACGTTTGCGAGCGACGATAAAAGTAGCTTCATCTCGTATCTCAACACCGAACTTAGTGAAGAGATCTCCTTCTCCTTCGAATCCTTCTGTGTTTTCAATGTACATCTCAATCTTGTAAGAGTTACTAAATCTAGATGGAACGTCTTCTCCGAACACTCTATTTTCATTTACAATAGTTCGTGGAAGATAATAGACATCTTGTCCAAACATCTTCAACGATTCTATAATAATATTCTCATATAACTTTTGTTCTGATCGAACTTTGTCAGAGAAGTATATATTGCGTGCCATATTAACCTACAAAAAAGTTAGGGGGAAGTTCATGTTCTAATCTAATTCGTTCTCTGAGTTGTGTTATTTCTCCTAAAGCATCTTCAAATATTTGTCGACCATTTAGTGTAACGCCACCTGGTAATTGCATTCCTTCAAATTTAATTAGGTTTGCACCCCATTGCTGTTTTATAAGAGCAGTTCCATATTCTTTTAACCACATATCGTCATACACACTTGTATGAGTATCTGGATCTATTATTTGATATATCTCGGCAACAACAAATTCGCCAGCTTTTATTTCTTGATCTGCAAACGAACCATGTATGTAAAGTCTATCTTGTCGTCTAGCAAATTCTACTTGCGGATGACCGTTTAGTTTCATATCTAACAGCGATAGATATTGCTGTAACTGTTCATAGTAAGCTAAGTCACCTGCAAAGTTTTGCATATCAGCAATATCATTTAACATCAACTGATATTTTATATCAAAGAAATTACGCGATGATCCAAATGAAGAATTGATCGGTAATAACCTCGATACATATATAATATTAGATGAGATAGGAATGTAACCGTTGTCTACATCAGTTTGAGTTACCTGGTGTTTAAGATAAGTTTTAACGGTTGCATCTGAATGAAATTCTTGATACACTTGTAGGGCATCGTCTACTCGTTCTTCTAATTGATCGTCGTCCACGTTTATTTCAATAACTGGATCGCCAAGTCTACGAAGACAATAATCGATGAATCCTTGTCTTGATGCTGGAGCTGCCATATTAAGTCCTTTTAAAGAATTTGTATCTATTTATATAATAAAGGTTTACAATATTTATGAAGTGTGGTATAATAGAATAATGAAAACAGTATTTACTAATGGTTGCTTTGATATTTTACATCGAGGCCACTTAGATTATTTAAAAGAATCAGCCTATTGGGGAAATAGACTCATTGTTGGAATTAATTCTGACGACAGTGTACGTAGACTCAAAGGCATAGATAGACCAATAAACAATCAAGATGACAGAAAATTTGCTTTAGAATGTTTAAGTTTTGTCAGTCGGGTTTATATCTTCGACGATCCAACACCTTATGAGTTAATTAAATATATAAGACCAGATATAATTACAAAGGGTGGTGATTATATGCCAGATAATGTAGTTGGTAATGATTTAGCTAGGATAAAAATTATACCTTATACATTGGGATATTCTACTACTAATTTTATTGAAAGGATTCGTAATGACACAACTTGAAGGTTTTGTTGAAAAAGGCTGGGGCCATGAATTAATTTGGGCTACTAATGATAAGTATTGTGGAAAGCTTATGAAATTCAATAAGGGTGCGCGCTTCTCTATGCATTTTCATAAAGAAAAAGATGAAAGCTGGTATGTTTTAGATGGAACATTTGATCTATTGACTATAAACACTCAAGATGCATCTGTACAAAAATCTAGATTATCTAAAGGTGATATATGGAGAAACGAGCCATTACTACCACATCAGCTTATATGTTTAGAAGAAGGAACAATTATAGAAGTTTCTACTCCAGATTCTGTAGAAGATAATTATAGAGTTGCAAAAGGTGATAGTCAAAAATGATAATATGGGGCATGTCAAAAAATGGTCATGACTGGGCAATTGCTATATTTAAAGACAAAGAACTTATTAGAGTTATATCTGGTAAAGGACGTAAGCATACACTGAAAAATGTTAGAGATGCTAAACAAGAAGGCGAACCTGATTTAGTTGTATGGTACGAAAATCCGTATCTTAAAGCTATTAGACAATTTTTAGCCGGACAAAAGAAACCATTTCGTAGAAATAATATTACTCGTTATTTACGTGATATACAAATTGATTGTAAATGGACTTACGTTGGACATCATGAATCTCATGCTGCTGCTTTTTATAAAAGCGGATTTGAAGATGCAACAGTAGTTGTTTTTGATAGTATAGGTGAGTTTGATTGTACTACGATATGGAAAGCAGAGAATGGTAAACTTAAAAAGCTAAAGTCTTCAAAATATCCACATAGTCTAGGATTATTTTATTCTGCTATGACAGATCGCGTAGGATTAAAACCACAACGAGATGAAGCAAAGTTTGAAGAGTTGTCTCATTCATTTACACCATTTTCTTTATTAAGGACTCATATTGAAAAAGATATAATAAAGAAATGGGAACCCATGCCTAAATTTAAAATAAACTTTCATCGTGGTGCACGAGGAATGTGGTGGGGTAAAGGTAAGAAAGAAATAGCAAGCGCAACACGGGGAATATTTGAACAGTGTGTGACTTACATATTAAGACATGCAAGAGAAATTACAACTAGTAAAAATCTAGTCATAAGTGGAGGAGTAGCATTTAATAAATCAGTGCCAAAACTAGTTGGTCAAACATGGGATAATTTATATATTCCACCAAGTCCAAGTGATGTAGGTTCAGCAGAAGGAGCGGTATTAGTTTATCTCAGGAAATAAACATTCGTCTATATATCTTCTAACCTCATCTGGTTCTACTCCCATGTTCTCCATAACTCTTGGAGTATGAGGATTCTTCTTTTGATTTATAGCATACCAATTGTGTTTATCAGTATAATCAACATTAGTTATCCAACCAATATTGTGTATAAAGTAATCTAAATTATTAACGGCAAGATCTAATAACTCTTGTAATTCATCAGGATCTCTCACATTACCAGCCGAAATCATAGAACCGCTGAATATAGCCTTTGCCCAGTCAGGTAATTCTCTTTTCTTTGATGGAATAAAACTGTGTACATTTTCTTTGAATTGTGTTAATATATGACTATCAGGATCAATAGGACTGAAGTCGTGAAATGCTCCAGTTACTTTCTTTGGTCCAGCGATAATATCAAAACCGTAAATCGGCGCAGCATCGTTAACATGTGGATACACACATAAATGCATCATCCATAGTTTTCGATCTTCTCGTGCATCGATAATATCTAAGTCTGCTCTACGCCAAATGTCAGGAGAATAATATGTAGTTGCAGGCCATGGGAAATCATGCGTATGTTTAGTAGTAGCAAGAGATTCTAAAAGCTCTCGCATTCTTTCGCTAGTGTCTATAAGTTTTTCAAAGATCAAATCGTTTTTCCAAGTCGTGAAATAGATCAATTGCAAATTTAAAAGCCATAAGAGCTTCATCAGCCATTCCGATATTTAGTAAAGCTCGCATTTGTTCTTTTAATGTTTTTTTCATATCTTCACCGGTTTCATCGTTTTTAAAACTATATAGCTGTATATGTTCATCACCATCCATAATTGGTAGGCCAATAGTAGAATCTTTCTTTTGCTCTTCTTTAACATTCTTTATCATACGCTTATATCTTGAAGTCTCTTCTATTTTCATAATTTTTTTAGCAACAATGCTACCTCCATACATATCACCAAAGTGTCTAACATACATATGTGCTAAAATACCTTCTCTATCTAAACTACTAATATATTCGCCGTATTTTAATGTTGATTCTTCGTAACCAATTTCATACTTAAACCAACCTAAATCTAAAAAAAGATTATTGACTCTTTTTATCCATTTTAAATCAGGATTTTCTTTAAATAATCCGTATTTATTAGCTCCATTTTCTATGGTACTAT